TGATAATGAACCAATATTTGTAGCCGGTCCATATGTAGAGTCAGCTATCATGCGATTGAAGCATAAGTTCGGCAAAGCACTACACAACTGTACTGTAGTTGCCAAGAATAACAAGTTCGATTGCTTGATCTTGGTTGAGAAGTTCGAGATATACCCTCCGTTTACTATTGACGTAGAAGACTTATCGCGGTACTATGATAGTCGTATGAAACATGATTTGGGAAGTTTGTGCAAGTTATTCAAGCTCCCGGCTAAGGGTGATACGAAACAGTTCAAGGGATTGTACTGGGAGACAATGACAGCATCGCAAAAACAAGCGATGCGTCAATATTGTTTAGGAGATATTAAAGGTGAAAAATCGCTACTGGAAATACTGTTACCGATGTTGGATAATCCTGGTGTTGAACTTGACCTCGCCCGGCATACACTTAACTTATACCTCAAACCACTTCTTAGCCTGGATATACCACAAGCAGAGAAGATTGCAAGTGATATGGACAACGCATTATCACAGGACTTACAAAAAGTGGCCTGGGTCCTCAAATACAGAACTAAAGTCAAGCCAAACATCCCGAAAATTATGCGTGCCAAGAAGATCTTCCCGCAAATACTTATAGACGTTCTCCCTGAAGGTGAAGTAGTGCCCATGAAAAAGGGCAAAAACGAAATGATCCCGGCCACTGCCCAGAATGATGTGGCGTTTCAATATCTCCTTGCACATAAGGATGAGAAAGTACGTAACCTGTGTCGGGCGAAAGCCGCCTGTTCAAGCTGGCCATTGCATCAGAGCAAAGTTCACCGCATGGTTGCACAAGCTAAGTGCTCCGATGGGTTGATCAGAATGCCACTTAAATACTACGGTGCACATACGGGGCGGTGGTCAGGAACAGGTGGCTGGAACCCGATGAATCTGGGTGGTAGGGGTCGTAATAGACCTGTTCATCCATTGATAGCACAGGTGCGTGGAACACTTATGGCACCAGATGGCTATACATTAATCATTGTTGATAGTTCACAAATCGAAGCTCGTGAATTGGCCTGGGTAGCACATCAGGATGATCTTTTGAAAGGATTTGCAGATGGTGAAGATATTTATTCTGAGTTCGCTTCAGAAGTATTTCAGAAAAAAGTTTGGAAGCCAACAAAGGAAGAAAAGAAAACTCCTGAAGGCCAAACGGCTGGTATTAGAAGAGGTTTTGGGAAGGATAATATCTTGGGAGATGGTTTCGGCATGGGAGCTAACACTTTATACGATAATTGCAGACAAAACGATAGTCTCCGTCCCCTCTTCGATTCTGGCGAATACGACTGGGATTTTTGCAATCGACTTATCAAAGCTTATCGCACTAAGTACAGCAAAATTCCAGAGTTCTGGACCGAAATCGCCAAGTGTTTCCGATGGCCTACCAAGTATTCTAATGAACGAACTACATACAAAATATCTGATCATGCGGCACTTGAGTTTACTCGATCAGGCTCGACTACACGAATGCGGCTGCCATCAGGACGAGTAATGAACTATCGTTTCGCTACAGTGTCACCCAAAGACAATAGCATCAAGTACCTGCATGGCCATCTCTGGGGTGGATCTATCACGGAGAATCTAATTCAGGCGATGTGTCGTTGTTTGTTGGGGTATTGGTGGCTCGCATGTGAAACTAAAGGCATACCGATAGTTTTGAATAGTTACGATGAATTGGTTGGTTGTGTACCAAAAGAAAATGCAGAAAAGGATTTACAAACTATGATTGATATAATGTGTTCTGGACCAGAATGGGCCAATGGACTACCGTTAGCCGCTGAGGGTATGATTAGTGAGAGGTATTGTAAATGAACCGCCGAACTTTCCTTAAATCCTTAGCCACCGTGTGTGGGGCTGCTGTTGTGTGTCCTGGTGAGTTGGTGAAGGGTAACTCTGAAGAAGTTCTTCAGGTTCCCTGGATACATTATTATACTTCATATAGTTATACAATTTATCCCGATGAATTTGCACTTGTAACTGAATTTTGAGAAAGAATTTTGGAATGCTGAGTTCAAATCACCACTTATCATAGGAGCACATGATGAGAAGATTCAAACATCACATAGACCTAATCCGTTACGCAGTCAGGCGTGCGATCCACCGGGTTGATGTCCTGGAACCTGAGAAGCACGCTGAAGAGCTTATGGCTCGTTTGAAGAAGAGTGACTGGCTGGGGTGGGCTGCTCGGAAATTGAAAGGGTCGAGATGAAAAATGAATTACCTGAACTTGGAAGTCAATGGGAACATCATTCTGGTCGTATTTATACTGTTCTTGGCACAGCGAATATCAAACAAACAGACCACTTAGCTAAATACCCAGTAACAGTCGTATATGTCGGTAAGAATGGTAATCTTTGGACGAAACTGATTGATAATTTCCTTAAAACTATGACTGAAATTGTATGAAACACCGCCAAACCAAACTCCAAAAATACAATGACCTCGCCAACGCCATCGGCCAGATCCGCAGGGGAGATAAGGTGAAGCGAATCGGAGCTAAAGACGGGAGCATACGGACACATGCAGTGGTGCCGGTTGATCCTAAGAAACTTGAACGTGATGTTCTTGCTGATTGTTTGGCTTGGCTAAAGAAACATCATGTATTTTGTGATCGTCACGATAGTGGTTCATTTCAAAATGAACGTGGCCAGTGGGGGACTTATGGGATTAAAGGATCTGGTGATATACATGGAATGATTGGTGAGTACGGTACACATTTGGAAATTGAATGCAAACGAGGATCAGGTGGTAGTCTTAGTGTTGAACAGCAGAAACGGATGAAAGATGTTAATCGTGCAAATGGTATATACTATGTAGTGCATGGTATTGAAGAATTAAAACTTTTTATGGAGTGGTTTATATGTTTGGCATGATAATCTGCTGGTGGACACAGGAACACAACTGGTCCAAATGGTCAGGCCAGAGATATACAGATGGTCGAACTTGGTATTGGTTACGAATTTGTCGTAAATGTAAAAAAATTGAAAGCGTATTGGAGAAACCTAATGAAAAGTAAAGAACAAATTCAAACAGAAATAGAAGCACTCAAAACAGTTCGGCCAAATGTACGTCCCAGATCTGCATTTGGGGATGATAATCTGGGTAGTGTTGACGCTCAGATTGAAGTACTTTTACATGATTTGGACAATGCTGATATTTATGAAAGATATGATCATTGCGATTCTTCAGAATATATTTTAGAATCAGCACTTGCTGCACGACAATGGATCAATGATGAGGAAGATCCTGATTGTGAAGGCTTGGCTTGCGAATGGCCGTTGAAGGAGAAATCAGAATGAGAAAATTAATATTATCAGCTTCATCTATCGGTGCTTTCAAAAGCTGCCCCGTCCGATTCAGGAACGCATATGTCTATGGCATTCGTAAAATAGAGGACAGCGAATCCCAACGCATCGGGACATTTTGGCATCTGCTCCTGGAAACTGTCGCACTGGTTCCGGGGAGTGAGTGTCCCGAATGTGAAATGAACTTAGCAGCGGGAGATCAGTTCGATCCTGAACAGTGTCCGATCTGCGAAGGCACAGGTAAAGTCCCCGATGACATCATGGAAGCTGTAACTCGTGTGCTGAACAAGGCTTACATGGGTAAAGAGTTCGCCGACCCCTTGGCAAAAGAGATTGAGCGAGTGACATTACTCCATGCACTTGCCGGTTATCGTTGGCACTACGGTGACACACTTGAACCAGTCGTTGCTACTGAGCAATACTTCAGCTTGCCATTACTCAATCCCCAGACTGGACATCCCGTGCCTGATGTATTTATCAAAGGTCGGATAGACAAATTGATTGAGATCGCCAGTGGTATCGCTGTTAAGGAACATAAGTCAACCAGTAAGTCTATCGATCCTGATTCAACTTACTGGGGTCACTTGAACCTCGATGTGCAGACTACTATGTATATCTATGCTGCGAGACGGATGCAAATGAACGCATGGGTAGAGTCTGGGGATGCAGGTTCCGGTGGTCCACTCATCAACACAGTCAAGTATGATGTATATCACAAGCCAACAATCAGACCGAAGAAACTCACCCAGGGTGACAGTAAGAAGTTCGTGGCTGATGGGATGTATATGGGGCAGGAGTTTGAGCTTGTGCAACATGCCCACAATAAAGGAACAGAACCATTTATTGAAGATGGCCTTGCAGCAAATGGCACACATCTTGTCATCGAACCCGGAGCAAAACCCGGCACCTTCGCCATCCGCGAGACACCTGATATGTTCGGTGCCCGGTTGCTCAAAGACATCACTGAGCGTCCTGAGTTCTACTTCAAATGCAAAGAGCTTACCAGAACTGATGCTGAGTTGAAAGCGTTTGAACAAGAGCTTTATGATATAGCTCAGAATATGAGGTTTATGATTAGGTCGGGTAGGTTCTATACGAATGAACATGCTTGTGAAGCTACTTTCAGGTGTGATTATATAGAGCAGTGTTACAATCGCGAGACTATGAATCCGGCTTCGCCGCCTGATGGATTTAAGTGTATATTTAGGAAGGAGAACTAAAATGACAATGACACTACTTCTTGCCGTTACGCTCACAGATGACCAACTCCAAAAAATCGCTTGGGATTGTGGTCAGTATGAACTCCTTCCTGACGAAGATGCCTGCAAGATGTGGTTAGAAGATCAACTCCAAACAGTATTTGCTGATCACCCGCTTCCCCCAGATCAGATGAGAATCAGAAAGGGATCAAGATGACCAAAGCTAAAACTATATTCGCATACGAACTATCGCTAATCCACGACACAGCCATCAAACAGTTCGTCATAACATCCTTCGACAAACTCTGCCCCGACTACTTCTGGACCTGTCCATGCAGTACAACAGGTAAGTATCATCCACAGGTGTCACTCGGTATTGGGGGCCTGGTTAGGCATACTAAGCTCGCTGTGTGGTGGGGGATTGAATTATCAAGAGCATTATGCACATCATCTGGGTTGAAAAATATTCCTCTTCTGGTATTACAGAATGAAATCATCGCAACGCTCCTGTTACATGACATGATCAAGAACGGCAAGGGCCTGAACGCAAAAGGCTATCCACTTGATCGTGGTGTGACGGGGACACATGGGGTGACATTAGCGAACAAAATTGTGCCTAAATTAGTTCCCGATGTCGAACTACTTAGTAACGATACGGTTTATAGAATAGTAAATGGAATAGCAGGACATATGGGGATATGGACTACTGATTCCGCGTATCGACCCGAAACACCATTTGATAACCTAATCCACCTGGCCGACTACTGTGCCAGCCGTAAAGTTGATGATATATATTCCAAATTACAAGGAGAACAAAATGGCACCACCAAAATTCAAAAAGAAACTCCCCCCTGCCCCGGCATCCGTGAAACCGAAAGCCAAGCAACAACAGAAGCCGACAATCAATAAAACATTCCAGGTAGCAACTTGGGATGGCACTAAAGAAGGTGAGAAAATTATTATCTATGCTGATTCAGGTATGGGTAAAACTACACTTGCTTCAATGTTGCCCACACCTGTGTTTGCCGGTCTTGACGATGGTGGTCGTAAAATCAGAAATCCCATCACCAGCGAACTATTAAAAAATATTCCTGGTATAGAAACATTTGCTGATTTCAGGGCAGCTACTCAACAGGCTGATCTTTTCAATGATTATGAATCATATGTTGTTGATACTGGTACCATACTTGAACCATTAGCACTTGATTGGATGCTGGAAAATGTATTAGGCGGCGAGAACAGCACTAACCGCATGAGAAACATCGAACACTATGGGTGGGGTAAGGGCCATCGCCACTTATATGATACTATGCGTTTGCCCCTTGCAGACTTTGATACTTTAATCAGACGTGGTAAAAACGTATGTATCCTTTGCCAAATGCAACAAGTGTCGATAGCTAATACCAGTGGTGAAGATTATCTTTGCGATGCTCCTAAACTGGCACCTAAACACGGCAAACAAACTCCTTCAATCTGGGGCATGTGGGTTGAATGGGCCGATCATGTTTTCAGAATTAGTAATGAAGGCGTAGTGGCTGCTAAAGATGATGCTAAAGCTAAAATTGCCAAAGTCACCTCGACAGGTAATAGAATTATTAATGTTCACGCACCAGAGATTCATTATAAAGCTAAGTGCCGAGAGCGAATACCACCCAGATTTCCAGTGGTATCATTTGACAATCCTGCGGATGATTCCATATGGAA